GGCTGAAGGGCCACCTGAACCTTCGCCATAGAACGTCTGCCCACCACCACCGCCGCCGCCTGTTGCGCTAGCGTGGGAACCGAACGAAGATGAACCCCCGGTGTTTCCTGCAACAGAGTTCCCCGCAGCTAATCCACAGCCACCACCGCCACCAGCGACGACGATAATTTTAACTTTATTCGTCCCGGCTGGTTTGGTCCAAGTCCCTGACGAAGTAAAAACTTGACGGTCGAACATACCGCCGCCACCACCCCCTGCTACCAGAGCTATGAAATCTACACCATCGTATATAAATTCAACGTAATCACCGATTACCCAAATGTCAGCAACAGGATCTGTCTTGACCCCTGCAGCTAGAAATTTGATGTCTTTTGCGACCAAACTACCCCATGTCAAAGTTGCCGCACCTGTTGCGGCGCTGTCCATCTTCAACGTGATCTTCATTCCTGCAACAAGTGCAGTTGGTTCAATAGCGGTTGACGCTGTGATGGCCGTTGCTGTACCACCCGCATTTGCGAACGTAAACGCCTGATTATGAATGTCCTGATGGTGAGGCACTGTATAACCGCCCTGCAGCGAACCGTCGTGGTTGATCTGACGACTGTTTTCCGTGTCAAAGACAGTTTCTTTTTCAGCACCTGTGAAAGCATCGTTTTCAGCCTTGGTGCCGCCTCGCATAAGTTCTTGAACTGACATTAAACTATATCTCCATAATGTTGGTTGCCAACAACAGTGTCAGCGATGTTACCGTAATCGCGCACTTCTAAGACTGTATCACTAATTTTACCGTAGTCAAGGGTGATAGTTGCTCCGGACGGTGAGCTTACGTCAAAACCTAATATTTGCTGCCATGCGCTTCGAGCACCTAAATAGTTGACCGAACGCATTCTGAAGTCGTAGTTGACTGCAGGATTGATCTGCTTGATACGTAAACTGGTCTGATCGTCTTCTGCCCGAACAAAGTTCTCCCAGTCTGAGGATGAGCTTTCTTTGTATTGCGTCTCATAGTAACCACCGTTCGTAACGTAGAAGTCGTCAGGCGGTGTGAACGTAACCTTAAACTCGTAGGTTAAGTCACCTTTTTGCGTCCTGATCTCGATTGGTGTGATGACTAAACCTGTAGGAGGGTCAACGTCGAAAGGTGAAGGCAGGCTTGAGTTTGGTGCCGGATCTACAAAGGTTTCCTCACCGCTGTTCCAGTCATACACGCTGCTGGCGTTCTCACGTAAAACAAGCTCAATAACCGGCGCACCGTCGTCGTTTGACAACTCCCATGAAAGAACCTCGAAGATTTTAGAAGACCAACCATACCGAGCAAAACTCAAGTAAATATTGTCACCAACCTGTACTTTGAACGCCGTAAGCTTAAACTTGGCTGTAAAGGTTATTTCCTGTCTTGCCCGTTCGAGTTGCAACTTACAAATACGCATTGCAGTGTGCGGTCTCTGGGTGAAAGGTAAATCTATATCTTTCTTGATGATGCTCCCGTCTTCTGTTGCATAGGTGTCGTTTTTCACAAGTGGGTAATCGGACGGGTTACCGTCGTTGAGCTGTGAGACGTATATCCCCTGCGCTCGATTGAACCGATCCTTCTTTGATACCTTGGTTGAAACTTCCACACCACCAGCCAAATCGCTTTCATTGAAAGCAATGGTCGGTGACTGATACTCACCCGCAAGAATCCTCCACTTACCCCCTGCATAAACAGCCTGACCTGACATACCAGACAGTACATTCTTAAGGTTCTCACCTCGTGCAGCATCCATCTTCAGAATACCGCCACCAAAGTAGCGCGGTTCTGCATTTTTACGCAGCTTACCGTTCGATCCACTTGTTAAAGTGACTGATGTTCCGGTGATCGCCAACGCTAAACTGCTCGCCAACCTCAACCGTGTTACATCTTTTCGTTGGTATGGTATCACGTAATAGTTCACCCCACCTGTCAAACCGCCTATAGTACCTGATTGCACCTGAACCCTGTCACCCAGTTGATAGCGTAACGTATCTCCGGCAATCGTTATAATTCCTGTTTCGGTGTCTACAGCCGTGTACGAGACATCCAGGTTTTCTGTGGTCACATATTCTTCACATGTGTTTGCCGCACCGTTCAACTCTGCCTGGTCAACCGTTGTCACCCTCAAACCGTAATAATCGTCGGTCAAATAATCGTTAGATTGTAATGCAGAGTTAGGTGTCCACTTCTCAACACCGTCCCTGCTATCCAGACATTTTTTACCTTTTATCCAAGCTGAGAAATTGGGGATACCACTTGTGAAAACATCCCTGTCCCACTCAAGTCGCACATAAATATAAGCACAACCCCTCAAACGGTGGTTTGGAGTCCATTCAGGTACTTCTGAGACCAGATCAGCGTCGGCAACCTGAGTTGTCGCACCTAGATGTTTCTTGATCCTGACAACGTTAGCGTATCTACCCGATTGCACAATCCCGTCACCGTCTAAATCATCAACAGGTATGGACAGGTCGTTGACTATGATCTCACCAATTTCCTCGATCTCGTGCGTGGCGAGAACAATGACCATGTGTATGTATTTGTTGTTATCTGTTACGCCGGCATAAACAACCGGACCAGATTTCCTAACATCCCCGTAAACAATCTCTCTGGCGGTCACAGGTTGCCTGAACTGTTGTGTTGAGCCATTAGTACGGACGGGGGTGAAAGAGTTTCCACCGCCTCCTGCCCTTTTGGAAAGCAGGCTACTACCCGCCGCCAGTGCAGCACCTATCACAGCATTACCAATACTGAAACTCAAAGCCAAAGTTCCCGCTGCAATTGTTCCGGTCGTTCCTATCCCTGCAGCCACGGCTGCAATTGCCAAGGATACAGGATCAGCATGAGCAACTGAAGATACCAGTAAACACAGGAAAAAGATTAAATACGCCATGCAACCCCACAATCACCAAGGTCTATCGTTACCATTCCCAGTTCCTCAGTTTTAAACATTGCTTTACCGCGACCAATTGATATACCAAATGACATCTTATGAAGAACAATATCACCACGCTGTGCAAAATTCGGGTGGATACGCTCAAAATGAACATCCATTATTTCACGTATAGATTTACGATAAGACTTGATGAGAGTGCGAGCTTCAGCTTCAGTTTTATATTTACCTCTAAAAGTCTTTGGGTCTGTCTTCTTTTTCTTGCTCATAGGGTCCACACCACAGGCGATCTTACACCAATCACTGGTAAATATCAGGCAATCGCAGACACCCCACTCAAACGGTGTTGAGGTGGTTTTCACGAGATACTCGTCGAGCATTTTTTCCCATCCTTGCGGTCTCATTAGTCGAGCCTCCCGGAACCAAATGATAATTCCAAATCTTTAACGTTCGGAACAAAGTCAAATCCTTCGTCATTAGGATACAGTGACTTCTGATCTTCAGGTGTATAACGTTGCTCACCTGTTTCATTGAGAAGTATCAATTCACTCTCAGTGTCAACAGTTATCCTAGATGTTACACCGTCATCTTTTATACCCATGACATCCATCTGGCCGGCAAATATTTGGTACGGGTCTGCTATCAATGCAAAATTCTCGTCGAGCACCCCGAAATATGCCGCGATTGGTCTGTCCTGATAGTCTTCAGAAAGAGCGATTGAAATGACGCCTGAAGGCAAACCTGAAACCTCAAATGACACGTTGTTTGCTGAAAGGTTCTGCGTTTCCTTTACGCTGTTCATCTTCAACAAATTCCCGGAACCTGTATAAATCTCCGAATTATATGTCAGATCTCCGAGCCCCGTCCAAAGCCTAAGATCACCGCTGTCAAACTCAGCCTTGGTTAGGATTATCGGACGCATCAAGCTGGCGTCAATTTCGGTTTCAAAGCCTGATGAAATATCTCTAGCCATCTTAAAGTGCCTCCCTGCATGAAAGTTGCATGTCGTAAAGACTTGAAGGGCTCGCCCCATAACCAGAAACTTGTTCGTTTTGCCTGAACAGACCCATTGCCGACGAAAATGTCAAAGTCGCACCGTCTACAGGTGCTTCTCTCAAACGCGGGACGATGGTCACCGTCATGTTACCGCTTCCGTCGCTGTCGGCATCCGCAACAACTCTGTGGAGCCTTGTCTGCGCCCCTGAACCCAGTGAAATATAGTCACCAGCCTTGGCGCAACCGGTCTGACTTAAAGGTAGATCGCGCAGCGTAAGTTCATTACCTGTTTGAGAACCACCGTCAACCACGGGTGTTCCACCCCAAGAACCAAGAGGCACCTTGGAATCAGGTATAGGCATGAGAAAAGTTCCAACCTGACCGCGCAAGCTCATAATGAAAGACGTGTAGATTGCAGCATTCTCACGAACCATGGTGGGCATCGCGCCGGAAAACTCCCACGCTTCACCGCCGAAATCATACACCTGCTCCTCAAGTGAGAATGGGCTGGTGTTCTTTGCTGAGGACGTGCGCAGGTTTATCTCGAAACCTTCGATTGTCAACACGTCAGGGAATGTTAAAGGGTATGTGATGCTCATCTGAAAAATCCTAAGTTTCTATTGTTTGCGTCCCGCACCGAATTAACAGCGATTTCAGGGCTGTCTTTTCTCAACTTCTCCACCTGCAACATGACGTTCCTGATGCGATGCTCAACACCCACGTCTGCACCTCTTGCGTCGATCTCGTAATTGTACGTTACATCACCCGAGCCACCACCAGACATCTTGACACCTAGTGAACCGTCCGAACCTCTATGCAACGGCATAACCGCTTCAGGCCCAGCTTCACCCATCTCACCAAAAGCGTCACCGCCTGCAAACTTGAAAGGTGTTGGACGGGAATAAACTCCGTTGGTGAAGGTGCCACCTTTGGCGAACTTCTGAACACCACCTGCTCCAAAAGCACCACCTTTGGCGAACGGTCCGAACGCATCAGGGTTCGCGGCAAAACCAGCGGCCTGTCTAGCATCGTTACCACCAAAACCGCCTGTGAATATACCGGCTGCTGCACCTAAAAGAGATCCCAGCAAACCTCCACCAGAACTACTGTTGCTTTCAAACATCTTGTTGATGTTTGTCTGTATCATCTTGTCTAAAATTTTGTCCAAGGCGTTGACCGCAGCACTGGCGAACGAATCCCAAAGGTTTTCACCCTGCTTCAAACCCGAACGCAAGTCGCTGACAAAACCGTTTGCAGCACCTTTAGCGAAATCCATAGCCTCTTTAGCCTTGAGAGTTTCTTCCTCAATCCTTGCCATTTCTTCAGCCAACCCTGCAAGCTCCTGACGCTGCTGTGGTGTAAGGTCAATATTCTTCTGCATTGCCTGATTTATGAGATCTTGCTCCGTCTTCAATGCGGAAGCCGCTTCCCTTGTGAGACCGAGCGCAGCCTCTTCAGCCTTTAAAGTGGCGATACGGCGGTTCGCACCGTTGATGACATCTTCATAGCGTTCAGCTTCAGTCTTACCACCCTTCTTGTCTTTGTCACCGGACGTGTTTATACCGGATGCGAAACCCTTTAGCGAACCACCCAACGAATCAAGACCGTCCTTAACAACAGCTCCCGCCGCACCTATATAGTCTGCACCCAAAGAGTTCTTAAAAGCATCAGCAAATGCTTTACCGATCTCAGTCGGTCCGTCTTTCCGCAGTATCTTATTCCACAATGCCTCAGCCGCAGCACCTATGCCTTTGAACGCACCTAGAAATCCACCAATGACAAAATTAAACGAAGTCTTGAGACCCGTCATCAATCCTGTACCTAAAGTCTTGTCTAGAACCGTCGCCAGAATACCTAAACCAGCCACCAATGCCACAATACCTGCTGTGATCCATGCGATTGGCCCACCTGCAACAACCCATGCTGCAGCCATTCTGGCAGCCGTGAACACGGCCTGGGCTGCAAGCACGCTGTACTGTACGATTAATGTGCCGAGAGTAGTAACTTGTGCCATGGCAGCCTGTCTACCTGCGACTGTTGCCAAAGTCATCAACATGAGCGCACCGGTGTAAATCCCCACAACGGTTGCTGCGATACCGAAAGCCACACCCACGATGAGGATACCCTGAGCAAGAACACCCATAGTGGTTGAAATTGTCTCTAAAATACCACCCAGACTCATGAGAATACCCTGTGCAGCCTTGGACCAGTTGACAAGCTGGATTAAGGCAACCGTAATACCTACGAAACCGATGGCCATCAACGACACAGGGTTGATGATAGACGTGAATGCCTGTTTAAGGCCTGCCAACGGTGATTCCATTGAGTTCAAAATGGCAGAAAGCTGTGTACCCTGTTGAAGTGCGACAGTCATAGGGTTCATACCCATGGCCGCAGTAACCCCGATATCCTGAAACTGGGCAGCGATGTTTGCCGTGTTGAAACGGTTGGGCATCTGATCATTTGCTATACCACCAAATGCAGCAGCACTGTCGCGTGCTGATTTTGGCATACCTCTTGATACGCCGGTAGCTTTGTTAATTCTCTGCATTACAGTCAGTTGTTTAACTTGAGATTGCGTCGCGCTTACCGTGGCTCTACTCAAGGCTTCGTTGGCTTTTGCGGTCGCCATGACGGAATTGGCGGCACTCTCTTGAGATTTGGCAAGTTTGAGTGCTGCTGTTGCCTGTTTGATTTCAGATCTTGATGCTGTTTCGGACGCTCTCATAGCGTCGAGGTTGGCCTTCGCCTTTGCGCTGGTGGCGCGGGCAACCAAAACAGCCGCCTGAGACATTGCTTTACTACTACCCTGAACTGCCTGAGACACCTGGTTTGTTGAAGTGGCGACACCTTTCGATGCCATCTTGAGTTTGTTTAGGGTTAGGACGGCCTTGTCGAGATCACTCGTATTAGCCCTGAAACCGATTTCTGCAATATCACTCATGCCACCCCTTCGACGCTAGTTGTTCAGTTCAGACTGACGCTTATCCTCAGCTTTAGCTCGTTCTGCAGCAAATTCGAGGTTTGTCTCAGAACAATAAGCAGCGTCCATGTCCATTAGAATATCATATTCCCAAAAATAAACAACGTTTTCGGTTAGTTTTGACCATGCAATGTACTCAGTCAAAGGTATGAGATAACAAACACCGTCTTTAATGCGGGAAATACGCTTGTTTATATCAGTGAACCAATCCCAAAGATAAACACCTTCATGAGGGATTGCAAACGTTGGGCAATATTCTTTAACAGCCTCGTTACGCTCGCGCCTCGTTCTCCCGTCTTCATTGTTAGGGGTTTCATAGCGAGCGTAAATTCGGACGGCTTCAGACAGTCTTATTTGGAGGTCGTAAAAAAAGCGGATTCATCGCTGACCGCCTCCTCGACTTGGTCACGGAACCAAGGGAGTTCCTCGAACACACTCAAAACGTTCTTACGATTGAACTCAGGCACCTCACCGTTGAACTTAGCATCTTTACCCCATTTCCAACCGGTCATTGCGCTCAGTGTCAAAATGTTGCGGTTCTCTTCGATTTCATCAGACTTGAAGTTCTTACCTTTACGTTCGAGGGTCAGGCGCTCATCTTGGATCTTGCGTTTGATTTTCTTCATTGCAGGATCGCTGATAGAGAGTACAGATACTGTGATGTTCAATGGTTCTTCGGTACCCGGGTGAGTGATTACAATATCACGACCTGAAGGTTTTATGTCTTTTAAATCCATTGTGGTTCCTTTGTTGATATGAGCTTGAATGCTTTACAAGCTTAACAATACTGTCAATAAACTAAAACAGCAACCCCTTTTTTGCAATGAGGTTGCTGTTTGTTCTGTTCTGTTCATGGAGATGAATATTATGTAGGGTCTACAACGATCTCTTCTTGGTTGAAGCCGATTGTGAAGATCTCTAAGTCGAAGTCTTCATTACGACCGCCCGGGCGTTTAGGCCCAGTAACAATACCACGATTATAAATAACGGTAGGAGTTGAACCAGCACTGTCGTTACGAACTTCTTTAATGGCATAGTTGCCGTTGTTACCGACTACACCCGCAGCACGTAAGATAACTTGACCTGCATCTGTAGGGATCCGAGCAACCTCAATGTCTGGTGAGCCAGCGTCAGTGACACCTTTGGCTTTCTGAGTAACAGTAGTGTCCCATGTGTCATAGTTGACAATGTTGGTACTACGACCTGTTTCACCGCGTGAACCGACGCCTTTGACTTCAACCCATGTCAGAGCTTCATAATCTGTTTGGTCAATGTCCTCATTTTGTACTGTGGAACATACGAAGATTGAGGAGGCTGCGTTTGTGTTTGCGAAAGCGAATACGCTTGTGAGCAATGTAAATTTTTTCATCTGGATTACCTTAAAGTTAAAACGGAGTTAAAAGCCATCCGGCCATTGCGCTCAGATTATCCAACCTTCGCAGATTAAAGAATACGTTCCATGACAAATGCTGTCAAGAACTAAAAAAGTTATAACGAACGCTTGCTGCCACCAGTATTTCAGGTGCGTCTTCAATAACGTTAAGAATGTTAGGTGTTTCCGTCACCTGCACTTTTACGTTTTGACCTAGATCTTCATATTTTACACCTTTGACAAACCCATCAAGAATTGGCTGCAGTGCATCTATTGGTGGATATGCACCCGCGTCATCCATTGGCCAGTGAAGCAACAACCTCAGGACGCCTCGGTGTGTTTTCTCGGTGCCCCAAAACTCTCCGATGATGTTGTTGGGTATATAAACCAACTCAAGCCACTTGTCATCACTCGGTATGGTGAACTGCCGCCCAACGTATTTAACAGCCACCTCAGGGAATGTTGTCGCAGCAACAGCGGCGGTGACCGCCTTTTGTAGAGCTTCTAATACATATCTTTCCATCTCATTCTCCTGTTAATTACGGTGCGTCTTTATCGCGGAAAAACTGAACCGCTTTGTCTACATGAGACTGCCATTTCTGCAAACCAGTCTCAAGAAAGCCGTCAAAAACCTCCCTGTGTCGAGCATAGTTGGCCGTCCAACCAAAGTAAAAACTATCACCAATTTTCATCTTTGCCAACGTTAAGTTGACTGGCTCACCTGAATAAAGGTATTTTTTATCCTTCTCACCTGATCCTACACCCGTCGGTGGCGCATTTAAAGACGACAGACCGGTGCTGCGTAGAAAACCTGTGTCCACACGCATCTTACCACCTTTGGCAACAGGTGTCTGAACATCTTCGATCAGTTCCTCGATCGCCTGACGTGTGACAGCCAAAAGACGAGCTTCCGTTTTTATTACGAGCGTATCAATCTGTGTTTCAAAATCACTCGGCATTTGCAAGCCAATCCACACGGTAACGTGCTTTACAACGACAGAAGACAATCTCAGAAGCATCTGCACCTAAAGAAGAATCACCTGGAAACCTGAGGCGAGACCCGGACGGTGAGAGAAAGGCGTCGTCTAAGTCGATACCTTTATTCTTACCGTATTTCTTACCCAGCGCTAGGTGGGTTGCTCTCTCACGACTATCACCTGTGTCGTCCCACTCTTTACTCAAGGCGTCTTGCTGTATTGTACCATCTGCAACTGCTTGACTGTACGCCGCATGTTCTCCACGGTTGATGCTCTGAATACTCTCTGTACGCGCCACAGCCTGACCACGATAAACCAAGGCATTCTTCTTGTATGCAGTCACAATTTTCTCAACTTGGTCACCAGAAAGGTTCTTCCCGGTCTTGACGGCTTTCTCAACGATTGAATCAAAGCGCTTATCCCTCAAACCTAAAGATAAGTATCGTTTGTCGAGATGTGTCAACCGGCGCCGGGTTGCGCTGACCCATTTGGTTTGATTGGTGGTTAAACCAATAATGCCGCCGACACGCTTTTTGGTGCGAGGGTCAACCCGCCCTACTATGTCTAACGCTGTTGTGCGCGGGTTGCGACCGTTAATCATACCGTCTTCCAAAGCCAGCCTCACGTTTAGACGCTGTTCTTCCGTCATTTGAGTGATGAAGTTGCTTGAATGCTGTCTTAGATCCTGTTCAACGACAGGGTTTCTCATGTCAAACCTGAAGATTGTCAAACCTGTTGGGGTTCTTATGCGCGAAGGCCAACCGTCTACGGTCAATTCAGCGGCCCCACGGTACGCCCGCTCTACCCGGTCGAGGATTGGACCGAGTGCAGCAGGAGTGAACCCTGTGGCCTTGAAAAGCGCATTGGCGTCCCCAGCCTCGATCGCATTGATCATCTCACCGAGCATAGCGGAATCAACCACACCTTGCATGGCTTCAAGAAAGGCTTCTTGTATTTCAGGGATTGTCAGCGCGTAAAGCTGGTCTATTGTTCTGCGTGCCATTTATCCTCCTTTACGGACGATGAATTTCCATGCGATTTTGGTGCCGGCTGCTGGAACAGACATGTCTTTGATGATCTTGTAGCGTACACCGTCGATGTCAATGAAATCCTTCTCTGTTGGCACCACATCATCGTTGACAGCGGTCGTGACCATCAGGTCCGTGGCGACAGCGAAACCGTCACGCACATACTGGAAAGAAACACCTTTGACGGTGCCGCTAAGAGGATACACGGTCGGTGTCGATGCACCCGGGTTGTCTGCAGGTCCTGTTCCGGGTGTGATTTGCGTAAGCGTAATAACACCTTGCTTGAAATCAACAAGAAGCTCAGTTGCCACCGGTTTTAGGTCGTCGTATATGGTCATTGTCTGCTCACGTCACCTGATAATCCGCTGAAAGAACCGCCTTTAGCTGGATCAAGTAACGGACTGAGGATTGGGTCAACGACACGAATTTGGACTTGTGCGTCGTTGACGGTTAAATTCTGTGCGTATTCAACAGTCACCGCACCGTCTACGGAAGCTTTGTTATATTTGTTCGGTGTGAAATCAACATTCAAAGCACCAGGTGAGGTTAACTCGCGGAATGCGGCCTCATATGTTGCATCTGCAACGTTGTCAGGTGTCTCTGTGTTCGTGAAGAGGTGTTCAGGGTAAGTGTTCGTCCGAGCATCTTCTCTCGGCCACTGGCGCTCCTGTAAGAAGCCGTCAGTTGGATAACCATAAAAGCTTTCACCATAAAGGTTATCAATCCATTCAGAAGCTAACAGTAGCGCCGCTTCTTTAATACTATCAGTCCACTCAGCCGGAACCGTGCGACCCCGGTCTTCGTGGTAAGTCGTAAAATTAGCAGCGCTACCGTAAAACATTTTTATTCACCTTTTACTAAGGAAACCATTGTATTTGCATCTTCTACGGTGTCGTAAGTATCTTCACCAATCTGGACGCCTTCACCATCAACAATAACAAATTTATCATCTTTAGGCTCAACTGCAAAGGTTTTTTCTACAGGTGCTTCCGGTGGTGTTGCACCAAGATCCGCAACAAGCTTCTTGAGAAGCTCATTTTTTGCATTACCGGCGAACTTAACACCAGCTTCTTTAAGCTTGGCTTTAGCTGCTTCACGGTCAAACTTAGGTGCATCAGGTGTTTGAGTGGTGCCGATGATTGTATGGGCTTTAGCGTCATAATCTTCGAGATTAATGATCAAAGGGTCTCCGTTTTGACCTTTGATGGTCACTGTGGGTGTGGTATTCATGAGATTTCTCCTGAAAGGGTTAAATTGAACAATATAATCAAATTATATACTCGCACAAAAATAAGGGGGTGTAAAACCCCCTTATTAAATTTAGATATTTCTGCGTCGGTTTTAACCGAAGAGACCAGCGATGTGATCTTCTTTAGTGGCTTTAACACCCCACGAAGCGCCTACTGTGGCCATCATCTTGTGGTAACCTTCGTAAATCCGGATTTCAAATGCCAGACCTGAACGAGGGTCAATCATCATGAAGTCCTCAACCGCTGCGTCACGACCGTTCGGCAATGCCGGAGCACGTGTAACAAGTTGCAGAGCACTGCGAGCGAAACCAATGTTACGAGCACCAGCCGCTTTGACGGTGATCGCTGTAGTGGATGCTGGAATTGCAACGCGAAGACCAGGCGCATTCAAGGTGATTGAACCACCGTTTGAAACGTCTGTGTCACCGGAAGCAACAACATACTGGTTTGTGTCACCGGCGAAAGTAACTACATCACCAGCCAAGACCGTACCAGTACCCGCAGAATCGAGTGCAATCACTGTCTTACCAACCGCATAACCAGTCGCGTCAGTTGTTGCAGAATCACCGGTTCCCACAGCAGGTGTCAAAATCTGAGCTGATTCCTTGATCGAGAAGTTGTTCAAGTTCAAAAGCTCACCATCACGCAAAGTCATTGCAGTACCGGCTTCGTTAACTTTAGTCAGTTGACTTAAAGTACGGAGAGAAGCACCTGCACTTGTGTCGAGGATTAATGAACGTTCTGACAATGGTGCGCCGTTATCGTCCAAGATTTTCTTCAACTGTGCAGTTTCACCAGTGTTTGTACCAAACGGTGTAGTTCCCGCTGCACCATACATACGTGATGCCGCGCCGTAAGCTTCAACAGCAAGATCTGCTTCAATCTCGTTCGTGAGAGTACGAAGAGCTTGGGCAAACTGGTCAGCTTGCACAGACATGGCGCCGGGACCGTTGTTCAAACCTTTCATCTCTTCACCGTTCCAACCAAATTGGACGGAGCGAGACTTGGTGATTTGAAGCTGACCTGTGCCGATTGTTTGGTCAGCAGGTTCAGGGATTGCCATTGCAGGGGCGATGTCAGTCGCGACTGAAGCGGGAGCAACATGGTATGTTACGTTTTCACCTACAGCAGCACGTTCCGCACCGGCGTTGCGTGTAACACCCGGGATAAAGCCGACCTGTTCACGTGATACAACGTCCAAACCTTGATAAAGATCAGGAAGTAGACCTGTGATTACGTTGTCGAACGCAAAAACGTCCAACAAGCTCATGTGTGTTTTATTTTTCATTTTGTAGTACCTCTTGTTTTGAGGTGCAGAACAGAAAGTGCCGCACCAGTTGATTGACTTTTTAAGTGATGAGGCCATCCAGCCGGTGCGCTTCTTTTCATCCGAAAATTAGCTATATTTAAAAATACACGTATAATTAACAGTCTGTCAACTATGAATCCACAATTGTGACCTCACCTTTTCCTGCTTTACCGGCGAGAGTAGCCTGTTCGTTAGGTGGAAGCTTGTCAAACTCGGCGCGGGTTACTCTGCTTGAGCTGCTTCGCATACCACCACTGTCGGACCCGCCAGAACCGGTTTTACCGTCTGCTTTAAGGATCTGATCTTTCTGTGAGTGAGTGTCCACCAAGATCTTAAGGGACTATTCCGGTGTAGCATGTTCACCTACACGTTCTTTCGACATGAGTTGGTTGCCGTTGTTATCGAAAGCTTTAATCTCACCATCTTCGACCTTGAAGTTCTTTCTGAACGTTGACTCGAACATATCACGAGGAACTGCAATATCGTCTCGGACGAACTCGCTTGAAGAGAATACTTGTTCAATACGCATGTTGTCGCCAGCTTTGGTTAGTTCGGTAATTTTACCGTCTTTTTCCGCGAGCTGTTCCGTGAACTGGGTCTTCATCTCGTCTCTGACTTTATCGACTTCACCAGCGTCGATGAGTGTCTTAGCGTCGAGCTTGGAAACTGTCAGCAGTGCTTCACGTGCTTTTTCAGCATCAAGACCTTCGTATGTTTTAAGTTTGGTCTCGGCTGCTTCTTTTGCTTCACGGTGGGCTTTTGCTTCACCGTTGAGCTTTGAAATAGTATCTCCACCAACCGTCTTTTCGGCACCAGTAGAATCAACGTAAACAGGGTTACCATCTTTTACTTCGATGTTACCGTCTGTGTCGAGCTTCCAACCACCTGAGTTGTTGAATGCAAACATTGTAGTGAGTAGTGTTGTAGTCTTTAATAGGTTTTTCATATCTCTATCATCCAATAGTTGCGCCGAATTTTATCCAAAACAAGGCTAGGGTTTAATAATTAGTCATTAGTGTTAACATCTTCTTCTTCTGGCGCCTCAGTGTCAACCCCGTCTGAAGGTATTTCATTTAATAGTTTTGTCTTTTCATCCTCGAAGTTGAACTCAGGTGATAAAATCTTACGGCGTTTATATTCCAACAGGTAGGTTTCCTGCGACAAGTCACCACGATCGCGAGCAGCGTTGAGCGCGTCCAGATCCTTACCGTCGTCGAGAACGTTGTCAAACCCTGTAAAGACATGAACCTGCGGGTCGTATGTTGTATCACCCATCCAGAGCGCTGTTAGGACGAGTGCGTTTTCCAGAGCGTCTTTAAGCTGTAGCGCCCATGCTGTCACAGCGCTTCTCGCCTTACCTGCCGCGACAGATGTTGTCACTGTGGTGAGCTGAGAAGAGAGTGCTGTCAAAGGTTGGCGACCCAATTCACGAAGATCCTGCTTGGTCATTGCGATGTTCTTCTGCAAGAACTCCATGGAGTTGGCATTAGGCTCGATGAACTTCCATTCACCGTGATTACCGGCTCCATCTGGAACACCGTAGAGAACCTTCATAGGTCCAATACCAAGCTTCTTGTTCGTTTTACCGTCAGATTCCTTCTCAGGTCTCATACCGTTGGCAGCAAGCATAGGATAGCCGGCCATCGTCTTGATGAACTCAAGAGCAGATTCGTTACGATAAAGCACGATCTGAAGGTCGGCTGCATCACGCATCGCGGGATAGAATTTGAAGGTTTTACCGTCGCGGCGACCTGTTGAGAAAGGCACGAAAGGAATGATCCCGATTGAGATGTTTCCACTGTCGATTAGAGTAAACATGTCTTTCTCGTTCTGGGCTTTGTCGTTGTGCTCGAAAAGTTCCCAAGTCACAACACCTTCTTCACTGCGTTTGAACACTCTAACACTGTCTTTTTTACCACCATGGGCGGGTTCGAACATCCTGAAGTAAGTAATTACCTCTTTGGTGGCTGTAATTTGTGTACGGACCTCAAGCACGTTTTTAGCCAGAACATGCGACCAAAACGGGCGAATACCAGCTTCTTTTTGCTGTTTCTGGTTTCTAACCTTACTGGTGTCAACATTAGGGTAATCCACCATGATCCAGTCGATTGCACTGTTTATCCCGTTGAAAAAGGTCAAGGAAGAAAAGACGGTGAGGTTATTACCTGCACCATCTACGTCTTCAATGAACTCGGTGATGTTCACAGGGTTGCGCTCTTCACCGCCTATAAGTTTGACCTCATCCTCGAACGGTTTTGTGGATAACGCCTCTAGGACGTCGCGGTAAATGTTTGTGAACTTCGTATTTTCGAGACGCGTCTGGTAATCTTTATTCTCCTCATCGGGAAACCTGGGAAGGTATTTGTCCGTCGCAGACTTGATTGCGTCATAACCCTCGACGATGTCGTCAACCATGGTCCAATAAGGCATCATGACTTCAATATCCTTAGAGCGTTTCATCAGTGGGTGGTCAATTTTACTAAATGTCATCTTTATTTCTCCGTTAAGTCACTATACACCTAGTGACCGTATGATCCTACTACTATCTGCGCACCGTCTGTGGGTATCGGATAGTATGCTTGAACACCACTATCTGCGAGGTTGGGTGATTTTGTTCCATCTGGTTTCTTATCTATCAACATTTTCAACTGTGAGGATTGCCCTCGTGTTGGTTGTGCTAACTCTTTCTTCAACTGCTCAAGCAACGGCATCCTGCTGTCGAGACTGATCAATTCATCAACCGGATAAATGACCCCCTCAGTAACAGCCTTGTGCGTTTTGTAGAAACGAGTGCGCAAAGACCACCACGCTTGAGCCTTCAGGTTAGCAAAGAAATCCTTGTTCATCAAGCTTTCATCGTCGTCCGGGATGATACGGTTGTATGGTCCCAACACCTTAGCGCCCGCATTCCACGGTACGAAAGGTATATCTCTGGCGTTGATAAGGATCTCACCGGTCGCAGGGTCAACGTCTTGCGTGAGCCGGTTATATTCTGATTTCACACCCGCTCCAACACCGATGCTGTCGTATTGACAACTGATATGCCCTGAATAGGGTCGGCAAGCCACCACAGCACGGCGTGCTGTGACACCTGGGTCTCTCTCGCCCCATTCTGAAGTATGACGCCATATGATCCACTCACGCATCGTCAGAGCGTTTCTGTCGTTACCCTCATCGGCAACGTCGAGACCTGCAACCCATGTGCCGAGCTTCTTCTCGGTCTCTGCGGCAATGTACGGTACGTGAATGTGTGCATCGACTGCGGAGGTGATCCACTCATACGAAATGACAGTGTTTGAAATGGCAGCAGAATAATTGCGGTCAACCTCTTGCGCGAACACATGAGCCATACCTTCACGATCGTACTTGGCTTTCCTCAGGTCGTACCACTCTTGGGTTTTGTTAGGGTGATCTTTCCAGTCCATGACGAAGATCCGGACGAAGCCTTTTGGTAGCTTTTTACCGCGTTCCCACATGACACCGTTCTCCCTGCGACGATGGAACACGTTACCCAGACCATTTACGGATGAAATGTCAACCTGACAGTTGGTGTTGTCACCTAGCGCCGCCTCAATCTTCTCAGGGCGTTCATAATGGGCGCTCTCGTCTTTAAGCACCATCGCATTACGACCACCACGACCGATGTTGTCACCAGCCTCACCGCCAATGAACGACCCGTTGACAGGGTTTCTCAGCTTGAGGAATGTCGCGTTACGCTTGGCGTTGAAGCCCTCAGGTAGCCAAATTCTAGGTAGCCTTTTTAGAATGAGACGCATTTTCTCGAAGATACTGTCAACGTTGCCAGGTTGGTCAACAAGCGCCTCTTTACGCGAACCCCACTGCAGCGAATCATCGTCTTTGAACAGGAAGCGCCAGACACAATAACCACACACAACCCATGTAGCACCCATGTCACGCGCCTTCTCAAGTAACCCGCTTTCCTGATCCCTATCCAAGTCCTCAAGGAACTCGATGAGCTCGACCTGCTTCTCGAAGAAGACAAAAGGTATCCATTTGCTACCGTCACGGCGAGGGTCATAGGTGTCCATCCAGTGCATGATAAACTCAGCCGGTCGCGTTGAATAATACGTCCACGCGCTGGCAAACATATGCTCATCCTTCATCAATTGCTTGAGGGTGTCAGCACGCCAGCGATAGACCGCATCGTAGTCTGGCGGCCACTCTTCACGTGTTAGAGCATGTGGTTTCCACAATTTGGCGGTTGGTGTTGCGCTGTCAGGGGACCAGTCGATTATGCTACGCATTTGAGACCATCTCTTTAAGCATGTTGACTCTCCAGTAATTGTGTGTAAGCGTCTGCAGCCGTGGCTTTCAGCTCTTTCTTCTCTTCTCGCGGTGTCGAATAATCCTCAAGCGCCGGCGGTCTGTCAGGTGCTGCAAGCCCCATCAACTCACCCATCATCTTAAGGCTGGCCAGCTTGTCGTGCATGATAACCTCAATACGATTGCCATACGCTGTAGGAACAGTCCTGATTGTCTTGACCGCGCCCATAAGCTCTTTGGGGATCTCGTCTAGGTTCTTCACCTTAAACTCACCAAAGTCAGCAGCCTCAACAAAATCCTTAAGGTTGGAAAACGCAATCGCAGCATGCTCTTTGATCACCCGGGAAGGCGATAAATCCTCGTCGTCCGCAATTTGTTGTATTTTCTCTTGTACGGCAATTCGGACGATAGGCTTGTTGAGCGCACCTTTAGACCGTCTTACATACTCTGCGGGTATCGCATATCCCAGCGCAATGGCTATTCTCTCACCTTTGAACTTCTGGTCAGACTGGACGTAGGCAACATAGTCATCAACGACCTCACGTTCGATAGCTTCTAACAGATCATATGCTTTAGTTGGTGAATTGATGCTGGTCATACGAATAATATGCTTGAAACATGTCACCTCTGTCAACATTATATATACGGGCATCTCATGTGGGGTGCTCTTCTATACCGTGTGGAACTTGTCGAGTTACGAGAAATATGCAAAAAAATTGTGAGCAGGTGACGCGGGTGCAACATAGGGGGGGATGCCCCCCACGCATAAAACATGCCGCATGTCAATAACTTTATAAAGGTTATCAACGCTGTGCTATATTAATGCTTATATTATGCTAAACTTTATGTAGTTTGTGAGATTGCGTATAAACTTTATGTAGTTTTGTATAAACTTTATGTAGTTTATCTACGCCTTAAAAGGACACTGCGTCATATATTATCATATAGTAAAACATTTTTTTTGTTTTGAAAGTAGTACAGGTTCTATCGTATATCATAATATATGAATTATATGAACAATGTTATATGATAATATATGATATATATGATTAATGTTATCACCTGTGGCGTTAGGAAAAGAGAAAAAAGTGTTTTATTATATGATAATATATGACGCAACATCTTTTTAACACGTGCTAAACTACATAAAGTTTATACAAAACTACATAAACCTTATACAAAACTACATAAACCCTATATAAAAGCTTGCATAGCTTTATAAAGTTTGGTATAATTAAGGTATAAACAAGAGAAGGATTAAAAACCATGACAAGACTTACAACAAAGCAACATTGGCCGATAAGCTGGCCAGAGGATGGTGTAAAAGATCGCCGCTATACCATAACAATGGAATTTACGGGCAATTTTAACAACATAGGACAACCGGATTATGTATTCAGGTTTTGTGACACTTTCCAAAATGCCTTTATCAATTATTCAGATGCGTTAGAAGCCGCAAATAATCATGCAAATAAACAAAACAAACAGAAGGACTAAGACAATGCAAACAAACAATTACAACAATAATTCAGATGGTAAAAATATAGAGCTTACAATCTATGTTGATCATGATCAAACTCAGATGCAGTTTGATGAAAGTTTCACGCGTTTAACAGATAAGGACGCTTATTATTATACGGATTGCGGTAATTTAGAAACTCCTGACAGTTTAGAAAATGCAACCGCCATTAGTATAACAGGCTATTCACAAGGTGATTATGCGACGGTTTATTGTGATCCTGCGGCATTGACAAAACTTTGGGGCGTTGAAACGGATGCACAAAAATTAAAAGCCGATTTTGAGGGCTTGTTTTTTGATTCTCGTATTTATTGCCTCTTTCTTTAGACGGTGAAGAATATAACGGTGATGAATACCTAGATATTTACAATTATGACCGGGCGGAATACGCAGCAACAATCGCAAAAGCAAGCGACGCGACGTTTGAGGAATTATATAGCCTTTTACCTGAACACATAGCATAAGGATTAAAACAATGATTAAAGTATATGACAACAATGGCGAAACATTAGACCGCTATATCATTTTATTTATGGATGAAAAAGAGGGCAATCTATACCGCTCCTTAAGCTTGTCCTATGATCCCGCCGCCGCAAACGGTTGCGCCATTCACTCGCAAGCATTGGACGGGGATCATTTAGGCCGTTTGATTAGGTTTATGGATTTACCATATAGAACACGCCAATTTTGCGAACGCTTTGAACTTAATACAGTTAATAACGTTTATAAGGTTGCATAACTTTATAAAGTTTGGTATAATTAGGGTATAAACAAAACAAAGAGAAGGATTAAGACTATGACTATTGATACAATCAAAAAAGATTACCCGAAAATAGACCTATATTTTATGGGGGCGTATCAAGCAAGTACAACTTGGCGAGCAACTTGTAAAGATGCGGTTGCTTCATATGCAAAGGCGCAAGGCATAAGCCAAGACTATGTGACAGCGCGTTTTTGTAAACAAAACAAATAGAAGGATTAAAACTATGACAATCGATTTAAACGACTTTACAAGAGTAAACAGCGATACAAACGGCAATCCACGCTATGTTATTCATTACCTCAACTGCATGCCGAATATTGAAGACTGGAATGATCAATATGGAGAAACAGTCCGTTTGATGAACAAAATCGGCGGCCGTAAATACCACAATAAAAGTTATGGTGGCGGGATTGTCTTTCAATCTTATAATCTTGAATACACTATCAAAAGTATAAAAGAGGCGATGAAAGAGGCTGAAAAAATGCACAATAATCTTAAGCCTTAGCGCCGATACTTCAAATATGAACGCCTGTTATTAGATAGCGCGGGTTATGACGATGCAACATATTTAAACACGCTTGAAAACGATAAACAACGCGCTGAATTTATCAAAGGCCGTTTATACAGTGAATATAAATAGTGTATTGATAGAAAAGGAGAACATGCCGCTATAACTGACTGGTTGCAAGGGCTTGCGCTTAATATTCCTTACATGAACGTAGATATCATAAAACTAGCGGGAATATGTGACGCAACCGAAAGCAAGCAACAAAACTATATCAATAAATATTGGTCATTCATGGCGATGCGCCTTTTACAACTATTTAAACATTTTGACATATAAGGAATTTAAACAATGACTATTGATACAATTAAAGAAATAACAACAACACTTGCAAAGATACGCGAGCATAGGCCGTGTAAACGCGGATGGGTAAAGCTGGATAAATCACTTGGCGGAATTAAGTCATATGGGCTTCATACACCGGTTAAATTTTCACAGATAGCCGAAAGTAATGGGTTAGATGATGCCGTATGGTGTTTGCGATCTATATGTCCTGAACATGAAAAAGAAGTCAGGCTTTTTGCTGCGGATTGTGCAGAGAGTGTTCTTCATTTATACGAAAAAGAACATGAGGATACTAGGCCGAGGGATGCGATACAAGCGGCCAGAGACTTCGCAAATGGTTTGATAGGCGATGACGTCAGGGATGCTGCTTGGGATGCTGCTGGAGATGCTGCTTGGGATGTTGCTTGTTCTGCTGCTGCT